GCAGTCAGACACGACTTGAACGATATCTGATTGGAAGGCCTCAGCGACTCTGGACTCACTAACGGGAGTCCCGACTGATGAACCTTGCTCGGGATCGGAGTCCAGTATAAGATGCCCGATACCAAAAGTAGCATAACCAAGATGATCATTATATACTTCGTATTTGACTCCTTCATCGGCCTCTAACTCTTCTCTTAATTTTTCCATATTCATTATTCTTCTCCATTACATTCATCACAATCTGTTAATGTTGTTGCAAGTGCTCCTTCAACATGAGCATGATTTAATTTATACATCGGTATTTTTCCTGTGTCTTCACATTTAGGACATTTGTATTTGTATTCTTTTGACACTTTTCCCCACCCTACTTCTCTAAACCATTGGCGTTCTGTATGTTTCAATTAATCCATTCCTATTCCAAGTTTAATTTTATTAATTAAATAACTTCTAATAAAACCAGATCGTACAATATCTCCAATGGTAAATTCTGTACAGTTAAATTCTTCCATCTCTTCTAATATCTTAACAAAATTAAATAGCCCATTTATTTCATTTGTTCTCTGTAAATCAGTTTGATCAAAATCACCACAGAAAATAATTCTAGAATCTTGTCCTATCCTTGTTATAATAGTATCCAATTCATGAAAGTTTAAATTTTGACATTCATCTACTATAACAACTGTATTGTCAAATGTCAACCCCCTTAGAAAAGAAGTTGATAGAAAATAAAGAGAACCTTGACCTTTGAGTCGATCATAGAGATTATTAAATGCTTGTTCATTAGGTTGCTCAAACATAAACTGTACCATGTTTTGGTAAGGAACTTGATATAGAGCAGCCTTATCTTCTTCATCGCCAGGGAGGAAACCAATCTCTCTTGTAGGAATCAAAGAACGTACTATAACAAGTTTATCATGTTTAGACTTTAAATCCATAACAGATTGAAGTGCCAAGTACATAGAGATAAATGTCTTCCCTGTACCAGCCGCACCAAACAAAAATTGATGTTGTTCTTTCTTCCAACTATTGAAAACTAATTTTTGGTTATCAGTAATCGGTTTGATTGTTACTAGATTATTGTGATTGATTTCTTTATTTTTCTTACTTGCCATTTTCTTTCTTTCAAATTAATGTGAGAGGGAGCAGCGCTACCCCCTCTCTGGTACATAGGCGGAGGGACTTCCCAGCTTGCGTCAATGCTGTGCATCGGTGCTGAAGTTTGGTATTTCTCGCCTGCACCATATACTTATGTTACTAATGGTCTTTTCTTTTTGTGTTTTTCCACAACATTTCTTGCTTTAATCTTTGCATGAGATTCATTACTTTTATATCTGGATGCAAGAGGAGAGCCTGGATGTGCGTCTGCAATTTGAGACATTCTATCTTCAAAACCAGCATCTGTCTTCGGCCCAACGCCCATTACGTGATCTCCCACAACAGCAACAGGAACTACCGCCTGTTTTATGTGTTTATTGTCTTTAAGAAATTTTGTTCTTTCTGCAATAGATAACATTTCTGTCCATTCTATTCCAGATTTTTCATCATAAAAAGTGTAACTAGGCATTATATTTCCTTCTGTATTTTTGGAGCACAAAGTATTCTTTCAACTGAATTTGCCGTTGGGAAGGTATTGCGTCCAAATTGTTTCAACCCTTCTAAATTATCATCTACATATTTAAAACAATCTTCTTGTTTAACAAAAAAGAATGGTTTACCATCTAAAGAATCAATCTCTATAGAATCATTATATGTTCTATCTACTGGATTGCTCCACCACATTACCACAACAATAACAAAAATTTTCATTAAACATCCATCTCCATTTGTTTTGGATCGCCACCTAATCTCTCAATTTTCTTAATAAGTTCCAAATTATATTGCGTAACATCTTTTAAATGTTTCAACACATTATAATGAGACTCAGTTAAGCCCGCAAAATCTTTCTCTATAAGTGACATTCTGGATGTATCCTCACGCAATCTTCTGGTCATGCAGTCGTAATAACCCTCTCGTTTTTCCATTAATATTATCCTTCCACCATTTGGGAGCTGATCGTGTTTTATTCCAAGTAGCAATCTTTGATTTCTCTATTATATAGTATTTCTGATATGCAAGTACAGTATCATCACCCTTACAATAATCTGGCATACATTGCGGCGGAGAAGTAAAATCTACCATAGGAATAGAAGATGGGGGTTTACTAAGAGGTTCTAGTAGTCGTTCTGTCGCATGGTGTTTACCATATCGGTATGTATACTCATTCATAAGAGCAGTCATGTGTACGTATAACCACATATAATTATGCACAGAAGAGCGAGTCCAGATAGTACTTGGATGGTTCTTGTGAGCCATTTTGTAGAGCTTTTTTTTGTCAGCAATATCATCTCCATCCAAAACACGATGGGCCGTCGAAAGCATTTGAGCACTCTCCAGAATCATCTTTACACAATGTTTGTCGGCAGACATTTGGGCCGCAATTACAGGGTCTTTGTCGAGGTAAAATATGTTCATCTATTATCGCCATCTCCACTAATTTTGTTACGTTCCATTCTAGACCGCAACTTATCTACGTTTGCTTGTGCAACCTCTTCTAGTGTTACACCAAGGTCATCTGCAAGTGCTGAGATGTACCATAGGACATCACCTAACTCTAGACCTACACCCTCAAGAGACTTACCATCTCTGATGTTCTTCTTTACTTTCTCGGCAACTTCACCAGCTTCACCACAAAGTCCAAGTGTTGGATATGTGATTTTACATTCATCTGGATATATTGCAGTTGATCTTGCAAATTTCTGGTATTCATCAAATGTCATTTTCTCTCCTGTGCAATGTTAGCTCTACGTTGGTGTCGATTTATGGGATTCGGAAAAGGTAATGCAGATATACGGTTTTCCTCATACCTCTCAAACCAAGCTTTCATTTCTTCTTTCATTAAAGCAACCTTTTCTCTTTGATTCATTATTTTCTCTCCCATTTATAAAAAATATGATCCTGTATCTCTACAGTCTTAGTTTTGGTTTTAGCCCAATCGGGTTTGACATAATCAGCATGATAAAATAAAGCACCATCTGTGATATCTATAAAAGGAACTTTATGATATATTAGAGTCTCTGCAATTTTAACCAATCTGTTATATGTTTTTATATCTTTCGGTACATCACTCCTACCATCACACCACCAAGAGAATTGGCATTTATTTTTGATAGGAATAAACTTACCATTTTTCTTCCAACTTTCCCTTGTTGGGCCTTGTTTCACTACTTCACATATTGTATTAGGAAACCTTTTATCTTTAACACGATTAATAACAACACTTGATACTGCAAGTAAACCAGCTGTTCCTTGACCACGAGCTTCATGGTACATATTATCTGCTAGACATTTAACTGATGATATATTGTATTTGACTTCATTTGCATTTACTGGACTGAACATAATCAATCCTGCCATGATAGCTTCATTTATCATATAAATTACTTTCCATAAATTTTGTCTTGAGTCCTTCTTGCATACGATATGCTTGAACTTCCCAAGGTTGACGATAATAATCACAGTTAGTGTAATTACGATACTTACCGTCTTTACATAACCATAATCTGTTTGTAGATTTTTCTTTCATTCTACGAGTCGCACTTTGCCATACATGAACCATTTCGTGGCAAATTGTCTCTATGAAGTTTTCCTCATCAAGAGTTCTTTCTGCATCTATTTCAAATGTACGATTGTTATCAGTTTCCAAACAAAAACCAATTGCATCTTCATCCTTCATACTGCGAATCTTAACTTCTATATCAAGAGTTCTCATACGAGGCATAAGCTCTTCTATACAAAAGTTAACAACATTCTCAGCGAGTGAACGCCGAGAAATGTTAGAACCTGTTACAAGAACAAAATTCATTAAAATGCAACCAATGCAGCAAAACCCATTCCAAATATCATACTCATACCTAGAACATCACCTATAAACATTTTCCAATCTCTTGGAGTTTTTAACCATTTAATCATCATATTCATTATCCAAATACTCCAGTTTTAGTTGATTTAATAGAATAACCTTCTGGGCCAATCAAATAAAGAGGCCCCATCCAATTAACAGAGAAACCACCTTTAAGGACGTTACCTCTTGCAGCGTTTCTTGTAGGTGCATTATAACCAGCACACTTTAACAAGTCACCTTTTTTAAACTTTTTGTCATCATCAGTAGCGACAATAAAACCCCAAGCAGAACCACCGTTGTTAGTAGAAATTTTAATATATTTCTTACCTTTTTTGACAACCCAACCGTTTTCAAACTCTTCAACCATCTTTTCAGTGGTTCTGAAATTTTTATAGTCATGATTACAGGCAGCAATCATATTTGCAATACCATCTTCAAGACTTTCAAATGTTTTCATAATATTAATCATAATCAGTAATTCCTTTCTTTCTTGATTATATTATTAGTATACATGAAGGAATTAAGTTTGTCAAGGGAAATCGTACATTGTAAGTCATTGATTCTAAACAAAAAGTGAAAAAAGTTTAAATTAATTTAGCGTCCTTGTCTAGGATCAGGGCCATCCAACTGCATAAATTCGTCATTCCAAGAGAAAGCTTCCTTTACAACTGGTTCAGATAGACCTTTATACTTCTGATGAAGAACCTTATCTTTGGCTGCACATAGAACATCTGCTTCAGTTTCATGCAAACCTTCTAACATCTGGATAAACATTGTTTCACGTTTACCTTGAGTTATATCAGCATTACCACCTTCTATAAAATGGTAAAGTTTACGAGCTTCATATGCAAGAACAGAGTGTTCTGTACCTTCTGGGGCATCATTACGTTTATAGGGAACATCACCCTCTGGTAATAACCACTTAATTTTAGGATCAAATGCAGATTTAAGTACCATACGTAGTGAGTCAGTATTATTGTCTTGAAGAAATTTTACTTTGTCTTTCTTCGATTTTAGTTTGGAAACCTTGTCTAAGATTTCTGATATTAATAGTTCCATTATTAAAATTCTCCTATGGATTCTGTAAGTGTTTTTAGTCTTTGTTTTATAAAATAGTTTAGTATTTTGCTTCGGTCATTAACTGGAGCACTCTTATATGTATCAAGTATCTCAGACCGTAATTCATCTGGTGAGCAAGTCAAATCAATTAGTTTTTTATTTCTCTGATAATTTCTTTTCACTTCATCATTTGGAAAATCACCTTCAACCATCGTAGCTATCTTTTTCTTACTTAATGGTCTTTGTCGAATACCATCCACAAAAGTATTATCAGGCGAAAGTACATTTGGTACACCGTCACTTGTATCACCTTTTAATACGTGTTCCTTTAGATAGTCATCTGGGTTCATTCCATTTATCATTTTCTTTGTGATAGGGCTATACTGTTTTACGTTAGGATATCTTTGTAATTGTATAAAGTCTTTATCACCAGAAAGTATCATAACCTCATTAGAAGATTCAGAACAAAGAGTTGCAATAACATCATCAGCTTCTGCACCATATACTTCTACTGACTTATATGGCATATTACTTTTTATCTCTTCTTTGATAGTGTTAAGACAATTAAAAATGATATCCCAATTCTTATCATCTGTACCTCTACTCTTTCTTCTACTGTGTTTGTATTCTGGAAAGTAATCACGCCTCCAATAGTGTCTAGAATCATAACACAACACCATCTCACCAAACTCAGATAGAAAACGTGTACGATACATACGTAAAGAATTAAGTATCATGTGTCGAACCATTTCTTCATCTGGTTCAGACTTCTTTGACATATGCATTTGCATCATAATGCTTGCCATCATAATTTGACTCATATCAACTAATATCATTATCATCTTCCATTATTTTATAATAGCTTGTTACTACATCATCTACGTCATTAAAATCTACAGAAAAGTGTGGAGTTCCATCTGGGTCATTTTCCATATGTGATATAATATCTACCATTGGTTGCATTGCGTGTTTTAAACCGAATGTAGCAAGTATACCAGATTTAAATACTTCTGTCAATACCGTAATGTGTCTCATAAAGTCTTTATCACCAATGTCTACACCATTTTTTGCTAGTAGTTCTAAATAGGCCATTGAACATTCATTGACTATTTCATCAGTCATGGCAAGTTGATCTACGATAATCAATTCTTCTTTTGTAGGGCCACTTGATCTTTTTTTCCAAGGGCCTTTGATTATTGTAGCAGATGGTTTTTCTTCACTCACTCTGTCATATCCTTTTCCCAAGTCATACCCAAATCTGGATAAAATGTTCCAACGTCACGTTTAGGTTTTCCTATATTTGGGCCATACCAATAGTACCCTAGTTTAACACAACGACTACGAATCTTTTTTTCTTGATACTCACCATAAAACATACAAACCCAATCACCATGCTTGAGATAACTTTGCATCTGTCTAACATAACCTTGATGATCTGCAAGTTTCGCAATAGAACCTTTAATATCTTTCTTAACATTTGCACGTTCTACAGTAGCGAGTTCTTGTTGTGTTTTAATCCATTTTTTAACTTTCTTAGGATGTAGTTGATGATCCTCTGGAAGATTGTGCAAAGATTCATGAAAACCACTTTTACCATAGTTTGGATTATTTTCAGCTTTCTTTTCTCTCGCCTTTGCAAGACGTTCTACTGCAGCTGCTTTCTGTTCCTCAGACATAGGTTTACGTTTCTTCTTGGTCTTAGGAGCAACCCACTTACTATTATCTGTGATTGAAGTAATTCTTTTTTTAGCCATCTTATCCTCTATAGGTAGTTGATGTTAATATTTACACGGCGTTTATCATTTGTACATGATGTACTATGATGGGGTTTACTAGGATCAAAAAGTAATACTCTATTCGCACGACTCTCAATTTCTGTACCATCTTCTAATACAGTTAATCCATCATTATCATTTAGGTAGTATATAGCTCCTTTGTGTGGAAACTTAGTATCTACATGATCCTTGTGATGTACTATTTTTTCTCTTCTAATATAAAGATTTGCTTTTGCTCGTATCAAAGTTTCAATAGAAAGTTTCTCAAGTAATGGTTCGATGTCTTTATAGAAAAAACTTTTCTCTGGTGGTATAGGAGTTCCATCTTTATCTAATTTAGGTTTTTCTACCAAACCCATATAGAAAAGATGTATAAAGTAATCTTCATTTTCTATACCTTCTCCTTCAGCAACATTATAACTATAGTTCCAATTGAAATCTGGGCCCATAATTACTTTTTGTATTTCTGTAAATTTTTCTGGTGATAAGAAATTATCTATAACTTCGTGTCCCATATTTAAGTTCCCTTAAAAAATACAACAAAACCATTTAAGAATATTGCACAAGCAACTGCATTAACCACGATCAATGCACGATCATTCCACTTGATAGAAACCCACAACCAACCAGCACAACCAGCTGCTTGTAAAAACATATTCCAAGGATATAAATTATTTGTAGTAGCAATCATTGCAAGAACAATAATAATTGATGATGCCCATTTGACATACCAAACTAATTCGTGGTGTTCTTTTAATGGTGTACTTGTCTTTATATCATGTGTCATACTAAAATCCAAATTCTTCAAGTCTTTTCTTTTTTGCTTTTGCATCTCTACGAATCGCAGATGCTTTTGCTTTTCGTTTCTTTTCACCTCTACTCATAAAGGCTTCACGTTCTCTCAGTTCATTAAAAATACCTTCTTGTTGAAGTTTCTTTTTAAGAACTCTTATTGCCTTATCGACATTATTATTTCTAACATCAACTTTCATTTAAAATGCCCAACCTATTATACCCATTGCAGTGTTAATCATTACGAGTCCGCCTATAATTGTTAATCCTAAAATCATTTTCCTATATCCTTTATACTGTTTTTACTGATTACTTGATATGCACCTT